GTAGTGCATTGAATGATTCGGCTAAAGAAATAACGGATTCGCTGTTGTTAGACATGATGATTATAACCTGTAATTGGTGTATGTAAATAGTAAAGCAGAATTAAGCTTGGTTGTCAATTAAATCGCGCAATTGCGATACAGAATCAAGAGGGTAGCGCGTTTCGCTAGTGTCGTTGTCATCGCTGTATTCATACCCTTCATCTGTGATATGAATACTAATCTCACCGTAGCTGAAATCATAGAAATTGTCAGGTGTTGGACTGCGATGACAATAAAGCTCAATGAAGCGCGACAGCATGAAAAGTTGGTTAGTCATTGTTAGTGTGGTGATAATAATAAATCACAGTTAGGCGCGGTTGTCAAGAAGGAAGTTTAATCTTTTGCTTGTACTTGTCTGAGGATTGGCAATCGTCATATTTTGCACTCATCAGGTAATCGTTTACTCTGTCAGCTTTGGTAGCTTCATACAACCCTTGCTTAAACAGCTTGCAATCAGTCAGAGACTTGAAAGAATAGCGAGTACGCTCGTAATGAATGTGAAATGAATTAGTCATTGCGGTTGCTCCTTGCCTTGCGGCGCTGTGTTCTTCGATGTATGTAATCTAGCAAAGCTGACAGAGATTGTCAAGTGTTTCACCAAAATAAATGTAGTCGCGCCCTCTTAGTCTTACACCGTAAGGGTTGTGGGTTTGTCTGGTTGTGTTGGTGTTGTTGTGTGGTGTGTTGGTTATACGTGTGTGTGTGTGATTTATATATCTGGGTTGTGTGGTTTAGATATCTGGGTAAATTATTCAACCCAACACACACTATCACAACTCTGTCTGTGTTGTGACGTTTCGCCCACATATATTTCATACCCTCCTCATGTTAGCGCCGCATAGCTGAAGATTGTCTGAGTGAGGCGCTCTGTTGTGGTGTTGTTGAAGTCTATAGGGGGTATTTGTGTGTATGTGTATGTGTATTAAGTAATCTAAAAATTTATGTGATAAAATTCTACACCACCATTAACGTTAACTTCTTACACCTCCTCTGTAGTTGCGCGCCTGTCTGTTGTGTTGGTGTCTTATTATTACTCTTACTCCTTATATAAGCCTCCCCATATATTTTAGACTTAGTGTCTTTATATTATACGACCTCTGCGCCTAATGGCGGCAAACTACGACATCGGCACACCTATTAGGAGGGTATAAATGAGCAGCGACGCGCAACAACTTTATAGGAGTATCGTTAGCAAACAGGCGGCGCAAGAAGAGGCGGCGGAAGAGCCCGAGTTCAACCCCGACGACAGGCGCATGTATTTGCGTAAGGCGAAGCAAGGACACATTTACGGACGTACACGACACCCCACTTTGGAGGATAAGGATAATGGGCGGAGCGCCAGCACCAGTAGTGAGTGGTCCGAGCCAGCAGGAGCTCGACCAGAGACAGCAGCAATTCAACGTGACGACGGCGCTCCAGCGGGAGAGTCAGGCGCAGCAGATGAGTCTGCAACAGAGACAGTTGGAATTGCAACAGGCGGCGCAGACGCGGCAACTGGAAGCGGCGCAGCGCGAAGCGCAAATAGCGGACAACGCAAGTCGGCGCGACACACTCCTTAAGCGGTCGACCGATTTGGCGGCGCAGAATGATGCGTCGTTGTTTGGCTCAATGCAGCAACAGCAGTCGGCGCTGACGGCGAATGCGGCTAACACCGCGAACGAAAAGCAGAAGAAGACGTCCGCTACGTCATCTGCGGAAAGGACAAATTTAATTAGTTCGCTCACACGAGCACGGAGTATATATGGCTAAAATTGCAGACAGCAGCGGTTCGCAGACGGGCGAGGCGCTCAAGTTTGGTTACGAGCAGAAGCTGGTTTGGGAGGGTACTACCACCGATAACGTCGCCACTGAATTGTTCTTGCGCTCTAAGGACAATCCCGCAAGCGGCGGTCGATTACTAATCCCTAACAACAGCGTTATTGTCGGTCAAGGTTTGTTTGTCGCATATAATGATACAGACAACGCAGTACTGTGTAGCGGACGATTTGCAATTAGCACCACCAATTTGGCGGGTACTGTTGCGGCTAGCGGCGCGACTCTTGAATGGGATGCGGCGGCGACTGACGCTAACCCGTCCATCAACTACTTCGTTGGCTCGGCAGGTCTTGCTATTGCGTATAACAACACGCTCGACGCAATTACTGTAACGGTAACAGGTACGGCGGCGAGAGTTGTTCGTTGGCGTGTCGAACTCACTGATGTTATTGCTTTATAATTCAATGTGGCGGCGGTCGCGGCTGTCGCCACTTCATACACACAACCCAGAGGAGGGTGTAATAAATGTCAGACGCGCAGACGCTCTATAATTTAAACAGGACAGATAGACTAGACCCAGAAAAAGCGCAGGTAGTCCGCAACGTCGGGGGCGGTGACGCAAGTGCTGCAAACCAGACGGCGCTTATAGCACAAGGCGCTCTCGCTACATCTGCGCCAACGAGCTCGATAGCAGCTAGTATAACTGGAACAACGCTGCGTAATGCTAATACTGCACGTAAATGGGTGTCGATGCGAAACGATAGCACAGCTACCGCGTATGTAGCTAAAGGTGCGGTTGTAAATACCAGTTCTGTTAATGTAATGCCGCCACAGAGTACACTCTATTTTGATGACTACAACGGTATTGTCACAGGTGTCTGGGAAGCTGCTAACGGATTTATGAGAATAGAGGAAGGTACTTAATGCAAACAACTATAACACACAACAGACTGCCACAAGCTAAAAACACATGGGCGCAACTTACTGCACCTGGAGTTACAGCCGCTTTCTCTATGGTTGGGTATAAACACGCTGTTGTCGCCGTAACTATTGCTGCAATCAACACAAGCGTTACATTGCGTGTAGAAGGTAGTTTAGACGGTACAAACTGGTTTAATTTAAGCGCCACAGATACGGACACCACTTATACAGCTAATGGTACCTATGGGTTTGTCGTCGAAGCGGCTGTGGATAATATTAGATTAAACTTTGTTTCTGAAGTTGGTGGCACTGCCGCTACCGTTAACGGTGTAGTGAGGGTATCTGCGTGATAGATTTAAATAATCCGCGTCAGTATGTGCAACTTCCTCCTGTCACGCTGTCAGGAACGCTTGTTGATATACTAAATTTACCAAGTCACGTAACGCGCGTAGACGTAAAGATTGCAAACATGTCAACTACAGGCACGTCTATACCTATCTTACAAATAGGCGATTCAGGTGGTATTGTCACTTCTGGGTACAGTGGGGATGTCAGTGTAGTTACTTCTGCACCAGCAGTTTCTGCTGGACCATTGTCAACAGGTCTTGCTCTTTCTACGGCTGTAATTGCTGCAACTCAGATTAACGGCGAAGTCACACTCAGTAGAGTAACACCTGCGAGTAATTTGTGGACAATGTCCTTTATAGGCTCTTTTCAAGGTGGTGGTATTACAATTAATTCAGCTAGCATTAGAGGGCTCACTAATGTTTTAGACCGATTAAGGTTAACAACATTTGGTGGTGTAGACACATTCGATGGCGGTACAATAAGTGTGTCGTATATATAATGAGTATTTTACACGACCCTTGGGAGTTGTGTGACGCTCTAGACTACCGTGGAGGGTCACGCAACTTTTCTCGAATTCATTTTGAAATGATGGATGAATTTTGTTCTCCGCAGCTAGATGATTACATGTATGCGTCAAAGTTTATGAAAGTGTCGCGTGGTCATTTAAAGTCCACGCTTCTTATTTTGTATATATTGTGGCGAATATACCGTAATCCTAATATACGCATTCTATATTCTACCAATACAAAAGATTTGTCGCGTTCATTTGTACGTGAAGTGCGCCAATACTTTGAGAATGCTGAACTCCAAGAGAGGGTATGGAATGTTCGCGAACACATCGCGGGAAATATGATACCCTCCCTAGATGCTCACTCACGTCGTCGTCGTGCCATGTCTGGTGATAACGACACAGAAGCCGAAGACAAAAAAATCATCTGGTCGCGCGAAGCTATTCAAGTCATACGTCCGAAGAAGTTGAAAGAACCTACGCTTGTTGCAGGTTCTGTTTTAAGCACTAACACTGGTGAACATTACGACTTAATCATCAACGACGACGCGGTAGACTTCCAGAATAGCGATAGCGAAGATAAAGCGGACAAAATTAAAGACTGGGCGATGGACGCGTTTAGTGTTCTTGACCCGCCAATTTATGACCAAATCACACCTTCTTTTGGTGAATGGCTTGGCAACTCAATGTATGTTATTGGCACTCCCTACTATCCTTGGGATTACTACTCGTTCATTGAGCAGAATGCGGCGACATTGAAATTCTGCACATTTGAGGCAAACATTTATGCGAACGGCGTTGACAACGAGGATGGGTATACTTATCCAGAGAAGTTCAACGATGCATATATTGAATCTCTTATGGGTCGTATGTCGCGCAAGAAGTTCTTCGCGCAATATTTGTTGCGTCATATATCAGACGATGAGGTAATCCTTGATGAGGGTATGCTTAATATGTTGCCGCCAGCAGGAGTACATTTCAGCGGCGACGGCTACGCTACAATAAACTCAGGAGGGGTGCAAAAAAGAATACGTCTGTACATGTCTGTTGACCCCTCGTCGGGTAAAAAAGCAGGACGCGTAGACAACACTGCTATTGCTATTGGTGGACAAGACGATTTAATGAATGTCTATATCGTGTATTTGTACGCGCAGAGGACACTCACTTCTGAAACTGTAAAGTTGATATATGAGCAATGTGAACGCTTTGGTATCGTCATGTGTAACGTGCTTATTCGTGGCGTAGGCGAATTGCTACCTCACGCAATTGCGCGTGAGCGTACAACATACAATCGTAATATTGTTGTTAAACCTGTTCACGAAACTGGTGACAAGAAAACGCGCATCACAAATGCGCTTCAACCTGTCATTAAACTGAACAAATTTTTTACGTTTGCGTGGATTGTAAATAACACTCCTCTCACTAAAGAATTGCGCCAACATCCAGAAGGGAAGCAAGACGATTGTTTAGATGCAATATCGGCAATTGTACATCTTTCTACACCCACCAGACAGAGAACAAAAGGAGATAAAGATAGATGTCGCCATCTGAAAATAAATCGTCGATACGGGGGCTCTCTGTAGAAGAGCATGATGTAAAGACAAAGATACTCGAATATGTGACGTACACTCTTGCAGAGATGCAGAGTTGTCGCAAAGATATCGAAGAAACATGGGTAGAGACTTACGCGCAGTATATTGCGTCATCAAAAGCACAGTCTGAACTTCGCGCCAAGCAGATAGATACTGTTGGTAATGTTGGCACAGAGTGGAGACACCACATTGACAGAGGTAAAGCTTTTGAAGTTGTCGAAACTATCCATGCGTACCTCCTCGGGGCATTGTTCCCTAATGATAACTGGTTTGATGCGTCACCGCGTCGTCCTTCTGATATAAATGGTGTGCGCGTGTTACGTAAATTTATCCGCGATGAACTCAAAGACATTGAATTTGAAATCATCATGGATGAGTTTGTGCGACAGTTTATTATCACTGGAAACAGTTGTCTGTTCTTTCCATGGGATGAGGACACTGACAGCGTAGACTTACAGCTTGTTAACATGTTTGATTGTTGGGTGCGCGGCAGCGGTCGTGACCCAATGAAAACAGACTTTGTTAGGAGGGTGTATATGTCTCGCGCCGAGTTGCGCGACGAGATTGCAAAAGGGTGTTATGACCTCTGCGATGAACTTGTCGTCGACCAGATAGCAGGTGTACGCGCCATTAAAGAGTATGAGCGTGTGCAACAATTTCAGGGTTTACGCCCTAACAAAGACAACAACGACATTTGCGAAGTGTACGAGTACTGGGGCAAGATTTGCGTCGACGGAGAGGAGTATAAAAATGTTGTTGTCACGTTTGCTGATGGTGTTCTTCTTCGCGTCGAAGAGAATAAATACGAGTGTGGGATACCCATGGTGTTTTGCAGCTATATACCTGTACTTGATACTGTCTATGGTATTGGCGCATTACAATCGTCTTTAGGTCTTATTCATGTTCTTAACATTCTCGAGAATCAGCGTTTGGATGGTGTAGAATTGACTGTCAATCCGATGTGGACGAAGAAATCATCGTCTTCACTTGATTCTGTCGACGTATACGCAGAACCAGGAAAGGTGCTAGAAGTTGACGAACATGACGACGTACGCCCGATGCCTCCCGCGCAATTCAATATCGGCATTTCTTACCAAGAAGCAAATTACGTTGAGAGTGCAATTGATAAAAACAGTGGGACTGGACCACTTGTTGGTGCAGGAGCGTCGCGCAACGGTGAACGTGTCACTGCTGCTGAAATTGCAGCTATTCGCGAAGCTGGCGGCAACCGTTTAAGTGGTGTACATCGCCGTTTAGAGAAGCGCGGACTGACACGCGCACTTGATAAAATCATCAAGATTTACAAGCAGTACAAAAGCACAAAAAGCATTGTACGCTACGCAGGTGCAAAAGCAGGTCAGTACGACTACGCCGAAGTTACTCCAGCCGACATGCAAGTTTTGCGTATTGAAGCAAAAGGCAGTGAGCATATCATCGAGAATCGTAAGAAGTTGCAAGACATTTATGACTTCTTGGCGGCAGTAAATCAAGACCCAGAGATGGCGAAACTCATCGACAAAGCTGCTGTACTACGACGATTGATGCGTAACCTTCCATTCGACGACCCAGAAGAATTTTTGGTCAGAGAAAAAGAACCAGCCGTTGACCCGATAACTCAGATTGGCGGACAAAGCGGCGCAAACGCTATCAATCAGCAAATGCAAGTTGATGGCGGAAACCAATTAGTAAACATGTTAAAGGATTCTTATGGCAGACCAAGCACAAGCATCGAACCAACCAGCCCAGTCGTCGCCGACGCAGGGTTTAACGCGAGTGTCGGAACGGGCATCGACCTTCCTCAACAGTGAAGGCGTAGAAGTCTTTATTGACGAAGATGAGTACGAAGTTCCTGAACCGATTGTCGAAAGTGATGATGAAGATGACACCCTCCCTGCAGAACAGAAAAAAGAAGACGAAGACTTAATTGACTTACCTTCTCTGGAAGACGAACCACCTATTGAACCAGACCTTGAACTTCCTGAAAAAGATGAAGAGATGGTGCTTGATGAGAAGTTTGCAAAGTACTTTGAGAAAGCCACTGGTATGCCTATCAAGGACTTTGGTGAAACTTTATTTGAAATTAAATCTCTCGTAAAAGAAATCGGCGCAGAAGGACTCAAGAGTGGTATCGCCTTTATTAAAGCGTCACAACAGGCGCAACAGATTGAAGCCGTACGCTCTGAAGTTGATAAACTCTGGGGAGTACCTCGCGAAGAGTCGCTTAAACGCCTCGAGCAAATCAAACCGTACTTTGACAGAATGTCTAAAGAACAGCAAAAGCTTTACGATACCCCTACAGGTGCGGATTTAATTTGGCGCAGTATTCAAGCCAAGTCTCCGTCTACTAAGACACAGACATCGAAGTCTGGTAAAAACCCAAGTGGTCGTAGGTATGTCTTCACACAGTCGCAGATTGAAGCGATGAGCAAAGAAGAGTACGCCGCTAAAGCAGACAAAATTACCGAAGCATACCAAAAAGGTTTAGTGGAGTATTAACATATGGCATTGCCAGCACCTTATAATGGCAGCAGCATGAACGTTGCTGCCAACCCCAACTTCATTCCGAAGATGTGGCAGAGCGAGATGAAAAGAGAACTGGATGCAAATCTGGTTCTCAAGCAAGCAGTCGAGTTCACCTCATTTATCGGCAAAAAGGGAGACACCCTCAAATATCCTCTTATTCGTCGAATGGGTGTTTATGACAAGTTGGCTGAAACCGCTGTTCGTCTACAAGCGTTTCAGGACGAAATTTGGGAATTGAAAGTAGACAAGTACAAAGAAGCTTCTTTCCTTGTTGAAGACATTCTCGATTTACAGAGCGCATACTCTCTTCGTGTACCTTACATCGAAGAAGCCGCTTATGCGCTTGCTGTTGATGTGGACAACTCGCTACTCGGTCTTCGCGCATCTATTCCTCTTACACAGCAGATTGTTGTTTCTAGTAACGGT